GTGATTTACTCGGTAACTTTGTACTGATTAACGGTCAAATGGAATGGCGTGACGGCCCGGTTACTGTTGCTGCTCGTCAAGGTGCTGTACTGTGTATTGATGAAATTGATTACGGCGCTCAGAACCTTTCCTGCTTGCAGCGTGTACTTGAAGGTAAACCATTCTTGTTGAAGAAAAAGAATGAGAATGTGATTCCTGCTGAAGGTTTTACCATTGTTGCTACTGCAAACACTAAAGGTAAAGGTTCAGAAGATGGTCGTTATATGTTCACCAATGTTCTTAACGAAGCTGTCCTTGAACGATTCTTTAATACTTATGAACAAGATTGGCCTCCAGTTGCCGTTGAGCGTAAGATTATCAAAAAAGAATTAATATCATTTGGTAAAGCTGATGATGAATTTGCCGAGAAACTTGTTACTTGGGCAGATGTAATTCGTAAAACTTTCGTAGAAGGCGGAGTTGATGAAGTGATTTCCACTCGCCGTCTGGTGCATATTTCTAAAACTTATGGTGTATTCGGTAATCGAATGAAAGCCATTGAGTTGTGCCTGAACCGTTTTGATGATGATACCAAAACTTCTTTCCTTGACCTGTATACGAAAGTTGATGCAGGTGCAAATACCGAATCCATTTTGGCACAAACAAATGTTATTGAAGAAGTTAAACCAGCGGAAGAAATTCCTTTTTAAGGCAATAGTGAATAAGTCTGCCGTAAAACGCTTGACTTATTCACAAGTATCTGTTACACTAGTATCTAATCTTGAGGTATGAGTCACGCCTCATAATTTTTTCTTGAAAGTGGCTCATTTAAATTATGGAGTTTTACAATGTCAGCAAAATCAAAAGTTCTTTCTTACCTGTCGAATGACAGCACATACAACACACTTACTGCCAATCAAATGGCTGCTAAGTTTGGTGTACAAAATCCAAGTGCTACTGTTAATGAGTTGCGTAAAGAAGGTCATGCAATTTACCTGAACAGCCGCATCAACACTAAAGGTGAGAAAGTTTCTTTCTATCGCCTTGGTACACCAACAAAGCGTATTGTCGCTGCAGGTATTATGGCACTACGTCAAGCTGGTGAGCCAACATTCGCCTAATTTAACAGCGTTTTGTTGAGCAAAGAGAGATATATATTAGTATCTCTCTTTTTTTATTTTATGGATAAATTATGGAAATTCAAGTAAATATTGATGAATTGAAAAAACATAAACTTTTCATTGCCACACCAATGTATGGTGGTATGGCTTTTGGATTGTATATGAAATCATGCCTTGATTTGCAAATGACAATGGCACAGTACGGAATTGAAGTGAAGTTTTCATTTCTTTTCAACGAATCTCTTATCACAAGAGCCAGAAATTATCTTGTTGATGAGTTTCTTCGCACAGATTATACCCATATGATGTTTATTGATTCGGATATTCATTTTTCGCCAAAAGATATTCTAGCACTACTAGCGTTAGATAAAGATGTAATTGGCGGACCATATCCCAAAAAATCAATTAATTGGGGTAATATTGCACATGCAGCTCGTAACCATCCTGAAATGGATCCTGGTGCCCTACAAGAATTGGTAGGTGAGTATGTGTTCAATGTGGTAAAAGGAACACAATCTTTTCAAGTATCAGAACCTCTTGAGGTTATGGAAATTGGCACAGGCCATATGTTAATCAAACGAAATGTGTTTGAGAAAATGGCAGTAGAGTATCCAAACATTCGCTACAAACCGGATCATGTTGGTCAAGCCAACTTTGATGGTTCAAGATACATTCATGCATATTTTGATACTGTTATTGATAGTAAAGATTCTATTACTGGCGGTGGAAGTGAACGATATCTTTCTGAAGATTATATGTTCTGTCAAATGTGGCGCAAACTGGGTGGAAAAATTCATTTGTGTCCATGGATGAAACTGCAACATATTGGTTCATATGCTTTTACTGGTAATATGCCAGCTGTTGCTCAGTATACTGGAAAATTGTAGTATTAAAGAGGAGAATAACATCTCCTCTAGTAGTAATGCCTGATAAACACAGGTACCAATATTACGAAAGGATATTGGACTCTTAATTAATTAACCCTATGGAGTATTATATGCAATCAATTGTTAAAATTAAACCAAATTTTGAATTCACAGAAGAACACCGTGAAACAGCCAAAATGTTTTTACGCAAAGAAGCTTTTCCACAGTTCTACACAAATTGTGAATTTACAAGTTTAAAATATAAAGGCACCTTTCTAATTCCATCTGATGCGATTTTAAGGGATGGTCATGGAAGTTCTCAGTCAGTTCGGTATGATGGTTTGAATCACAAATACAAAGAATTGAAACAAGATATAAATGAAAATGGTTACCAGTTGTATCAACGACCAATTTCAGTTACAAAGAATTCAGAAGGTCGTTATGTCTTTGTTGACGGAAGAACCAAAGATAAAATCTTAAATGAAAGAAAAGTTAAAAATCGAATCGTCAACTTGTATGAAATTTGTGAATCTGAAATTGAAGATTTGGGTGAACGCATGAACTCAGGTGAAGATAGTCCACCTGCTGGTTTGATTAAAGAAGCTGACATTGTATCTTTAGCACACAAGAAGATTGACAAAGGTCAGTTAGAGTTGGATGTTGATTCTATTTTAGAATGGATTAATAAGTGTTGTGGTAAGGGCAGATTCTCTGCTCAAAAACGAAGTGATTTGGCATATCAAATTTTTCACCAAGAAAACGCTATCCAAAATTCAAAATTATTACCTAGAAATTGGGCTAATGTTGGTGAAGTATTAGCATGGTTAAAAGAATATAATTATGTTGATAATGCTAAAGTTGTTTACTTACCATTTTCATCTACTTCTCCAAAAAAAGCAATTTTTGCGGCTGCTTCATTGTTGCAACAGAACACTGGTAAAGAAGTTCGTGTTGTAATCTATGTAAGTAAGTATAAAGGTTATGACTTGAAAGATTGTTATATCAATGCTGTATTGAAGTTTAAAAAGAGTTGGTATGAAGATTTGTGTAAAGTAGGTAAAGGTTTTTTTGATGATTCAACCGGCCCACTTGACGATAAGATTAAGTTATATGGTTCTGTGCCTGCTCGTATTGAAGATATTTGTCCTGATGACACAAAATTAATTATCTTTGGTAAAAACGACCAAAAAATTAATGAGAACTATCTCTCAACCAAATCTTTAAATAGTTTATTTGATATTGAAGATGAAGAAGAAGATGAAGAGGAATTAGCAGCATGATAATCGGTTTGGTTGGTTTTATCGGATCAGGCAAGGGAACTGTCGGAGATATCCTTGAACAAAAAGGATTTATCAAAGACAGTTTCGCCAAACCACTTAAAGATGCTTGTTCTGTTATGTTTGGATGGCCTAGAGAACTGCTTGAAGGCGACACCGAAGTTTCTAGAAAATGGCGTGAAGAACCTGATAATTATTGGAGTGAAAAATTTGATCGTGAATTTACTCCTCGTGAAGCTCTACAATTAATGGGTACAGAAGCTGGTCGTAACGTATTTCATAAAGATATTTGGGTCATTTCATTATTGAATCGTGCAAAAGGTAAAGATGTTGTTGTTACCGATGTTCGATTTAAAAATGAAATACAATACATCCAAGATAATGGTGGTATAGTTATTCGTGTTAAGCGAGGTGTGGATCCAATTTGGTTTTCACACCTTGAGAAAATACACCTAGAATCGGAAAGAACCAAATTTATGAAATTTGAAAATATCCATAAATCTGAATGGGATTGGGTTGGTTGTGAATTTAATCATACCATTGAGAACAATGGCAGTATTCAAGATTTAGGTAAAGAAGTAGAAAGAGTATTGCATTTTATAAAATGATGTAGTATAATGATATTATTATTTTAATGTGGAGTATATTATGAAGTTATCAACCGATACAATCAATGTTCTAAAAAACTTTGGTGCAATTAATGATGGGCTGCTCTTTAAAAAAGGTAAAGTTTTAAAGACTATTTCATCAGGCAAGAACATTCTTGCTCAAGTAACAATCAATGAAGATATTCCGACTGAGTTTGGTATTTACAATTTAAACACCTTTCTTTCTGCACTTTCTTTGCATAAGGATTCTCCAACACTTGAATTCGATTCAAAAGAGCTCGTGATTGTTGGTAACAAAGGTCGTAGTAAAATCAAATATCGTTTTGCAGCCGCTAATACGATTAACACACCGCCCGAAAAAGAATTGGTGATGCCTGATCCAGAAGTTTCTTTTTCCTTCAGTGAAGAAGATTTTCAATGGATTCTAAACTCTGCTGGCGTCCTCGGTTCACCACAAATCTCGGTTGAATCTGATGGTACTAAAATTGTTGTCTCAGCATTTGACACAACAGATGATTCTGCTCACACAGATGCTCTTGAAGTTGCTGATGGTAATGGTGATAAGTTTCGTTTTGTTTTTAAAACAGAAAATCTCACCAAGTTGTTGAAGGGTGGGTATGATGTACAAATTTCATCAAAGGGAATTTCCAACTTCAAACACAAAACCGTTCAGTTACAATATTTTATCTCAACGGAAGCTGGATCCACTTTCACTAAGGCTTAATATGTTAGTCTATCTCACAAATAGTTTTAAAGGTAATGCTTCAGATTCAATTGCAATTAACCCTGACCATGTGATTAGTGTTTTTGAAATTGAAGATGAAGAGGGTGAAAAGGTGACCGCAATTTATGGAATTGGTAACAATACATGGACTGTAGAAGAACCTTATCTTGAGGTTGTTTCTCGGTTAAGTTGAAGTGATTAAATTATTATTTTATATTATGAGGCTTGTGAATGTTAGAACATCTTTTATTTACGGAGAAATACCGTCCTAAAACTATTGATGAGTGTATTCTTCCTGATCGGTTAAAAACACCATTTCAGGAATATGTTAATCAAAACAACATCCCCAATCTTCTTCTATCTGGCGGTGCAGGTGTAGGTAAAACTACAGTTGCTAAAGCCATGTGTGAAGAAATTGGGTGTGATTATATGATCATCAATGGGTCAGATGAAAATGGCGTTGATGTTGTTCGTTACAAAATAACTAACTACGCATCATCCATGTCTTTATCTGGCGGCCGAAAAGTCATTATTATTGATGAGGCTGACTATTTGAGTCCTAATGCTCAAGCAGCTTTTCGTAATGCAATTGAAGAATTCGCTTCAAATTGTTCCTTTATCTTCACCTGCAACTACAAAAACAAACTAATCGACCCTCTACACAGTCGCTGTGCTGTCGTTGACTTTACACTAAAGAACAATGAAAAAACGCAGATGGCTGGCCAATTCTTTAAAAGAATTCAATCTATTTTACAGAGTGAAGAAATTGATTATGATGATAAGGTCATTGTTGAGTTAATTAAGAAACACTTTCCAGACTTTCGCCGTATCATTAATGAGATACAGCGTTACTCACAGTTTGGTAAGATTGATGGAGGCATCCTTTCACATATAGTGGAAGTATCACTAGGTGATATTATCAAATACATCAAAGATAAAGACTTTGGTGCTATTCGTAAGTGGGTTGCTAGCAATGATATTGATGCAACAACATTCTTCCGTAAAATCTATGATAACCTATACGATGTTTTAAAGCCACAAAGTATTCCACAAGCGGTAATTATTTTGGCTGATTATCAGTATAAACAGGCATTTGTAGCTGATACTGAGATAAATACTTTGGCTTGTCTTACGGAAATCATGGTTTCCTGTGAGTTTAAATGAACACCATAATTTTCAATATATTTGCATGGATTAAAAATGATTTTAATTCTTATCGTTTTAGGTTTATTATTGAGCTTTTGGCTT